GGAGGGGCCGGGGAGGGCCCTGAAGGTCAAACGAACGGGGAAAAATGAGGATATATGAAAATGAAAAATTAAAACAAAGGGGGCCCGGTAAAAAAAAAGTCAATTTGGTTTTGGGAATTTTGGGAGAGGGAGGGGGGCAACCCCATAGTTCTATATTTCTAATAATTTTTTAAAAAAAGGGTGACATTAGGTACCTAGTATATTGGTAAGGGGCTTTTGTCACACTGTAAAAAGTGGTTATTTTTGTAAAAATGAGCAAATATATGTAAATATAGAGTAATAGAACACAATAAAAAAAATATTTATGCCAATAATTTACACATATCCAACAGTTTCGCCGCAATCAAGTGATTTAATCACACTTTCTGATGAAGGTTCGACTGGTTCGCCTACAAAATCAGCAACAGCGAAGAGTATAGCTAATTTAGCGACCTCAGTTACGTTAGCATCGTTAACATTAGTAGCTACTCCACCTGCAAATGCTGCTTCTACAGGCACAACAGGCATGATAGCAACGGATACAGATTATATTTACGTATGCACTGCCACAAATACGTGGAAAAGAGTAGCAATAACAACTTGGTAAGATGCCTATAATATATACATACCCTACAGCAGTTCCCGCAACAGACGATTTAATAATAATTTCCGATGTTTCAGAGACAAATCCAGCCAAAGCGACTAGACAGTGTACAGTGCAGAGTTTAGTTAACTTAATCGGTGCTTTAGTACCAGGCGGAGGTACTGTAACTAGTGTAGCAACAGCTAATAACTTAGGCGCTAGTAGTGGAATTACATTTGCAGCTAGTCCAAATCCTATAACTACCACTGGTACTATAACAACAAGTTTCGCGGGAACTATAGGAGATTTACTTTATGCAGATACAGCTACTTCATTAGCGAAATTAGCTGCAGGTACTTCAACACATATACTTACATCTAACGGCCCAGGAGTTGCTCCGACCTGGCAAGCATCTCCAACAGCACCAGTCACATCGGTTAGTGGCATAGCAGCAGGTACTTCTTCAGGTACAGCAACAGTTGTAACACCTACTACAGGTTTAGTTACAATACAACCAATGGCGTATGCAGGAACTACTAATGTAGGACACGTTCCAACTGGTGGAAGTGCTTCTACATTTTTAAGAGGAGACGGTACTTGGGTAACACCAACTGATACAAACACTACTTACACTATGTCAGCTGCCACAGATGGAGCTAATGTAGATTTAACATTAGACGCCTCAGTAGGTACAGACACTACTATACAGTTCACAGCTGGTGCTAATATGGCAATAACTAGAAGTAGTGCGACGGAAATAAGATTTGACAGTAGCGCTGCTGGAACAGCTAATGGATGGGATATATTAAATTTTGCTCAAGGACAAGCATTTACAGGTTCGTCAGCGATTGCACATTTTTACCAAGTAGTAGTTCCAGAAGACTTCACAGCTAATAAAGCAAAAATATACGTAGATGTGGCCGGTGGAGCTTCTAGCTTTTCAGTAGGTATATATAATGGATTACTTAGTAACTTAGCTGCTACCACGAAACTAGGAGAGGGTACAGTAACGCCAAGCGCAAACGGTATCGTAGAAGTACCTTTAAGTCCTGTTAGTGCTGGTGATTTAGATTTAACTAAAGGGCAAAATGTTATAATGGCTTTTGTTCAATCTGCCGGAGACAAACTACTATGTATAAATGGTAGAATAACTGATGCGAATTTAGCTATTAGCGCTACCGGTATACCTCCTTTACCTAGTAACCTAAATGGAATGGAAGAAGTAGCTACTAACGCGTTACGACCTTGTTGCGTCCTATATCAATAAAATATTTCTACACCAGTAGATAACCAAACTATCAAGTGATAGTATAAATAACCAACGTTTAATTAAAACCAAATACAATGACGTTTTTATACACCAGTAGCTTTAGAGCTGCTACACAACCAGATCAAAGAATGAGATGGATCTATCGCGCATTACACTAAGAAACTAGAATTCCTTAAAGGACCAAAAGTCGTAAAGACATTTGAATAACAAGTAATCAATTTATTTAATTTAATTCAATCCAATGGACGAGACAATTGTTAAGCACCTCAACTTCGGCGAGGATGCAAAAGATAAGATATTCACAGGAATAGAAAAACTCACTAAAGCTGTTAGCTCCACATTAGGAGCTAGCGGCAAGTGTGTTATACTAGAAGACGGATCAGGTAATCCGCAGATAACAAAAGATGGAGTAACAGTAGCTAATTCAGTTATATTGTTAGATCCAGTAGAAAACATGGGAGCTAAACTCCTTAAAGAAGCGGCAAGAAAAACAGTTACAGAAGCAGGAGACGGAACGACTACTGCCACGGTTTTAGCACATGCTATATTAGAAGAGGCGTATAAAGTGATAAAATCGGAATCGCCACGAGATTTAAAAGAAGGAATTAATTTGGCTGTAAACAAAGTAGTGCAATACCTTGAGAAAAACTCTTCAATAGTGAAGGGTGATAGAATAGAACAAGTAGCTACTATATCAGCCAATAATGATTTACATCTAGGTAAAACTATTGGGGAAGCTTTTAGAGCTGTAGACGAAACAGGTATAGTCATTATGGAAACGCATGAAAACCCTGAAACTACAGTAGAAAGAATAGAAGGTATACAGTATGATAAAGGTATACAAAATAGCCATTTTATAACTAATAAAGATAAAGGCACTGCTGAGCTTGATAATCCATTAGTTTTAATTATAGAAAATCAAGTTGATAACATTAGAAAAATACAAGGAGTATTAGAACATGTTATAAAAAATAGAAAATCTTTATTGATTATAGCAGATGTAGATCCACAAGTAATGACTGCGTTAGCAATGAATAAAGTAAAAGGTAATATAAAAGTTAACATTATAGACGCACCTACATTTGGTATTAATAAAAAAGATACATTAGACGATCTAGCTATGTTAACAGGCGCTACGGTTGTAAATGAAGACTTAGGTGATGATATGGATTTAATAGAACCAGAACATTTAGGTTCTTGCTTAAAAGCCATTAGTGACAGAGAAGAAACTATAATTCAAATAGAAGAAACACCTGAGGAAGTGCTAGAGATTATAGAACAATTACAGAATCAAATAGAAGAAACATCTAATCCTAACTTAGTTATAAGATTAGAAAAAAGACTAGCAAGACTATTAGCTAAAGTAGCTGTGGTTAAAGTTGGTGCTAATTCAGAAGTTGAATTAAAAGAGAAGAAAGATCGAGTTGAAGATGCTATATGTGCTACAAAAGCCGCGATCAAAGAAGGCATAGTGCCAGGAGGAGGAATTGCTTTATTAAACGCTTCAGAAGCAATAGTTCCTAAATCTATATCCGAGCAAGTATTGTTAGATGCTATAAAAGCTCCTTATAATACTATATTACAAAATGCTGGTATATTAGATTACGAAGCTCCAAAAGTAAAAGGAAGAGGATTAAATGTGGTTACAGGTAAAACGGTAAGTATGGTAAAGTCCGGAATAATAGATCCACTACTTGTTACTAAAAGCGCACTTAAGAACTACTATATTATCCACTGATTGTGTTATTAATAATTTAAGGGCATGAAAGCAGTAGGACGCAATGTAGTTATTCTTCCAGTAAAGGAAACTGAAACAAAAACTAAAGGTGGTTTACTTTTAGCAGAAGCACAAAGAGAAGATATAAGATATAGACTAGCAAAAGTAGTAACTGTTGGAGACAGTGTAGATATTGTAAAAAATAATGACACAGTTTATTACGATAGACATGCTGGTTTTACTATAGAGATAAAAGACGAAAAATTCACAGTAATAAAAGAACAAGATATTGTTGTAATAATATAGATATGGCTAAAAAAACAAAAAAACCAAAAATAAAAATGAGAAGTTATGGTGGTGGCAAGGAACTTCCTATAGTAAAGGATAAACAAGGGTTATTTAAAAAACCTGAGTTCTACTTAGCAGATCAAAAATATGACAACTTAGGTCATGGATCTTTTGAAGGACAAACTACAGGGAAATTAAAGGGATCTAGCCAAAGAGCTATAAAAGGTAAAGGAAAGAAAGCTAAAAACGTTAGAGTAGAGAATGAAGGTGGGGATCCAATATTTTTACAAGATACTAGTCCTATAAAACAAAAATATAGTAGCCAATCTGGCATGGAGTCAGCGGTTAAAAGATGGCAATCACCTAACAAGTTAACTGGAAATCCAGATAAGTCAACTTTTAATTATGCAGATAAAAACCGTGCTAAAACAGAAAAAGAAAAATTTGGTGTAACTAGAGAAAAAGGACAAGAGAAAAAAATAGCTAAAGAAAAGAAAAAAGCCGATAAAGAAGCTTATAAAAAAACTGATGAGTTTAAAGAAAAAAGAGCGAAACAACAAGATACTGTACAAGCATTAGGTAGGGCAATGATGGCATATGCAGGTTTAAAACCAGGGGAAGCAGGAGAGTCAGCTGTCGACAAGTTAAAGAAAGAAAAAGCTAAAAAACCTAGTGAAGAAGTTAGCAATACTAAAACAGATCTACACACTGATGATAGTGGTGATGTACTAGTAAATAATAAAAAAGATAAAGAATCATCTATGAAAAAAAGAGGAGATATAGAAGCTATGAGTTCTATGATGCGTAAAATAAAAAATCCACAAAAAGTAGAGGGAGATGGCGCTTCAGTAAAAACACCAAAACAAAGAAAAATTAGTGAAAAAAAATATAATAGAAAACGAGCTAAAGCAGACAAAAGTAAAATAAAACAAACTCGTGAATTAGATTACGCCCATAAAGATAAACGCTCACATACTGAGTCAACTATTGTACCTAATAAAAAAGGAACTAAAAACTTTGTACATGAAGCAACAGTAAAATCAACATATCACCCAGGGTTGGAAATGAATATTGAAGATTCAAGGAAGGGGAGATATTACAAGCAAAGAAAAAAATAATTGAGAAAATTACAATCAACTGATATAAAAGAATTAGGTTTATTAAAACATTATCGTATTATACGTAAATGGGCTAGTAAAACATGTGATCTTAAAGAAGCAGACCTTGAGTTACTGTTCTACTTAGATGCTGTAGATTTTTTTACTAAACAAGATTTTAAAGATGGTACACACTCTTACAGTTGGGATAATAGAAGATGGAATAGATTACTAAAAGATGGATGGATAGTAGTTTGGAGAAAAAGAAATAGAACTACACAAAAATATCATATATATAAAGTTTCTTTAAAAGGTAAACATTTAATAAATAGAATGTATCGTATAATGTTAGGTGAAGAAGATATACCGGAAACAGAAAAGAGTAATAAAATAATGAAAAGAACTAGCTACATGGATAAAGTATTAAGTGTAGCAATAAAAAATGTAAACAAAGATAAAACAAGATAATATGAATGAAGTAATAGATCCAGTAACAGGTATGCCTATACCAGTTCATCCTTCACAACAAGCTGCACAACAACCTATTAATGTTGGTATGCCAGGAAGCACGCCAGTACCAGCGGGTGTTGCTCAAAATATGCAACAGCCGGTACAAACAGGGCAAAGAATGCTTGACCCAATTAATCCAATAACTAGAAAAAAATAAATTATGCCAAGCCAAGGAGAAAAACAAAAATCAGCAGGAGTAAAATTAGATACACCTAAAAGATGTATGCCAGTAGGTGAAAGAACTATGAAATCTAGAAATAGCAACATAGTGCCAGGTATGACGATAAATAATATACCTTATAAAGGTAATGCTAACCTTTTAGCTAATAAAGGGTAATGGGACTAGATGATTTAAAGTTATATTGTTTAAATATAACATCTTTCACAATCGCAAGCTTTGATTGGTTAGAGCCTGTTTTAAAAGTAACTTTATTGGCTGTTACTATTGGCTATACTGCACACAAGTGGTGGATGCTGAAGAAAGGAAAACATGAGACAGATAAATAAAATTATTATACATTGCTCTGCTACTAGAGAGGGTGAAAACTACACTGTAGATACAATACGTAGTTGGCACGTTGATGGTAGAGGTTGGAGCGACATAGGCTATCATTTCTACATTGACTTATATGGAGAAATACACAAAGGTAGAGATATAGCTAAAATCGGGGCTCACGTAAAAGGATACAATAGAAATTCAATAGGAATATGCTATTGCGGAGGCGTTGAAACAGATGGTAAGACCCCGAAAGATACTCGACTTGACTGTCAAAAAGAAGCTTTGACAGCGGTACTTAGAACATTAAAAGCAATGTATCCAAAAGCTCAAATACATGGGCATAGAGATTTTTCAAATAAAGCTTGTCCATCTTTTGATGCGACAGCAGAATACAAACATTTATAACTAAAAGAAATGAATAGATATGATAAAGACATGATGCACGAAAGAGAATTAATCTACGATGCAAAGGGTCAGATCCACAAAGCTGATAAGGCTTATAAAAAAGGAGATAAAAAGAAAAAGCAAGAAATGATTCACGATAGAGAAATGATTTATGATGCTAAAACTGATATACATAAAATAGATGTATTAAAACATTCAAGAAAAAATAGAAGATTTTAAAATGGGTAAAGG